ATTTTTCTCATTTGTATTTGCGCCTCAAGTAGTCCATGCGCAGCGGCATAAGGTCATAGTCTCCTTTCCTCACATCGTTTAGCACGACGATACCGTTCCACTCGTTGCTCTGCACATCGTCAGGACGATATGACTCATGCTCTAGGTAGAAACGTCCTGCAACGAGTCCGTGCTTAACGTGGTCGGGATACTGTTTGCTCGCGTACAAGAAGCCCTGCTGATGGCCCTGTACGAACGAGGAACCGATGGCGTTGAGGCGATTAACAATCGTGCCGCCGATAGGCTTGCCGCTAAACGGATTCGGAAAGTAATGGCAGTACTTAATACCGTCGAGTTCCACGATCTTTAGGAATCGATGCCGCTCCCAATCAAGCGTCTGGCAGTTCTGCGAACCGATAATCCCCTTGAACTTCGGGTCGTTGTTGGCGACACGGTTGGCGCGATTCTCATGGTTGCCTTCGAGAAATACTTTCTTTGGATGCCATGACTTGCTGCGGGTTTTCTTAAAGTACGAATCAAGAATCTTGAACGCCGCATTACCGGCTGCGATATCTTCTTCGTATCGCCTACCCTCGACCTCAATGCTGCCTTTCTCGGCGTGGCTGTTTAGGCTCGGCAAGTCCCACCAGTCTCCGAGGCAGATCACGACATCGGGCTTGTATTCTAGGATGGCCTCGCCAGCCCAATGGATATGCTCTGTGCGCGACTCGGGCTTAACTTGCGCGTCAGGGATGATGAGATGACGTTTCATTCGTTTGAGAACGTAACCATCGCCTGTTGGAGCAGATGCCCTAGACGATCCACAAGTTGCTCGTCACGGCTCAAGTCATCGTGACCGGCGATGTCGAGCATTGCGTGGATCAGTTCGTGCGTAAATACTTGCTGACGATTACTCCCACGAAGGCTAGCGCGTATCTCGATTCTGTAATGCTCTGGAAGCCAAATGCCGACGCAGTCCTTTCCGTGCTTCCATTTCTGACTCGGTACTGATCGCACTTCGATCGTATGCCCTGCGAGTTGGAACGACTTTGGAATGCCATCGGATCGCATTTTTGCACCTATAGGAGAGCGACTTCGGCTTGACGACGACGAACGAGTCCCGGCAATACGCGACCGCCGCCGCGAGTCCATCGCATGAGTTGTTCCTTTGCCCCTTCCCAATCTTGCTCGTTAATCTTTCGACGCAGCGTACTCGACTGCAATCTACCGACTCCAAGGTTATAGGCAAAGTCAACGATGGCGTTAAGTGCGCGAGGACGTAAGATAAGAGCAGGGCAGTTACGCAAAACCCCCGGCAAGAAGTCGCGTTGTATCTGACCAAGCAAGATTCGTTCGGCTTCTTCTTTAGTAATCAAGGGGTCAGTTAATGTAACTACACGCCCGTCAAGGTAGCGCGTGCTGCCATAGCCGATAGTCGGCACTCCGGCAGGACAGATGTAGGGCTTTGATCGGAATCCCTCGAACTCTTTACAGAGCGCGATGGCGATAGAGAGGTCGGTCATAACCCGCGCTTGGCAAGCGTCCTATCGAGAATCCAGTAGTTCACCACGCCAGAGAGCAGGGCCATGTCATCTACGCCCCAGACCATCGGCAGGATTTGAACTAGGGTCATGCCAGATTGCGCATAACTGACGATCACCGCCGTCTTGACTGCGCCATAGAGAGCGAGAATGTAATAGGTCATTACAGGGCGCACCGAGGCGGAGAGCGAGGCAACCCAACCTCCTGCGGCTTTAACCATCTCTGTCTGCTGATCGATAGCCGCTTTGAACGACTCGACCACGCCGGTATCGATAGCCGCCTCTCGAGCCGCACCGATCTCGGCTAACTTTTGTGCGCCGCGCTGCTCCTCAAGTTTGCACTGGCGGTCAAACATAGACAGTTCGTGCTGCCGCTCGTTCTTTCGGTCATAGGCTTTAAGAAACTCGGGAACGAGACGAAACACGCCACCAAGGACGCTACCCACTACACCGCCGCCGAGCATCTCGATCATGACTTGTCCTTTAACTTATCGCGTACGTTAAGGAAATGAACAATAATCGCGCCTATACCGGCCATGATAGCGATCACGCTACCAACAAGGCTTACAACCTCATTAGCCTGTGAAACCCAACTCGTTCCTGCTGCCGCGACCGATACTCCTGCCGCAACGTCAGCGGCTCTTTGTGGTGTACTCATACTCATCTCCAAGTTAAAAATTATGGCGGTGGGCCACTTCCTTCACGTTCTAGGGTGACATCGACATCAGCGGTAGCCGTTAGAGCGGGTGACGAACTATCAGTTACCGTGCATCGATAAAGTGCCGAAACGAATTCCCATTCTGGGATGCCGTTTTTCGAGAAGTTAGTGGTCGCTGCCGAGGCGTTGCTTAACGTCAGGGTATCGCCGGAAACTTTTGCCCATGAGTAGGTATAGGGAGCCACTCCGCCGGTAGGTGTTACCGTGGTGTTGTCCGAGGTGATGTTTGCGTTCGTAGAGAGTTCATACAACGTACTCGGTGATGCCGAGGCAGACATTCCGGTACGGGTGAGCGATACGGTAACGGTAGCGGTAGCGGTTGCCGCGACGTTATCTGTCACTGTGCAAGTAAACAAAGCCTCATAGGTAGTGCCAGAGGCGAGCGTGGTTCCGGTGAACGAGGTCGTTGCCGCCGATGCACTATTGGCAGAGATTAAAGCCGAGCCACTGGTTCTCACCCATGAATAGGTATACGGAGTCGTACCGCCGGTAGCCGTGACCGTAGTATTGGCACTCGTAATGCTTGCGCCGGAGTCGGTTTTCGAGAGCGATGACGGATCGCTACTGGCTGCAAGTGTGGTGGAAATTGAAGCCGCCCCTGCCGCCACACCGTTGCCGATTGGGAATTCGTCAGAGGCTACGCCGTCTTTTGATCGAACAACAACCCAGTAATAACGAGTCGTCGTATCGGTTTTCGATATAAATACCGATGTGGTATTGCCTGTCCAAACTTTCGATGCGCTACTAAACGGCGTGATCGAGGTATGTTCCCATATCTCATAAACAGCACCGACCGGAAATACTGCCGGAGCCGTCCAACTTAAATTGAATCCTGACGTTAAGTTTTTGGCAGTTAACCCAGAAGCCGAGAGCGGTTTATAGTCTGTCGGAGTCGGGTCGGTAACGCTTGTCGGGGCTTCGTAGTCTCCGGTTGCTGGGTCAGTCCAGTTAGTCGAGGCTTCTTCTCGAAGGATTAAATCAACCGCACCTGACGGGTCAAATTTCCATCCTTCGCAGCGAACTGTCTTGTTAGTCCAACCGATCTCCGAGAACGTCACGGTTCCGGTTTCAAATGGTCGAATCTTATAGGCAGAAAGCCCACAACGAACGGTAGCAACCTGACCGTTTCTGCTGCGACGGGAAATCAGGATTGCATGACGTTGCGCTTCGTACTCATTGGTACAAGCAGCAAAATCAGTTTCAAACCAGATTTGCTCTCCGTCTTCGGTGATATAGGTATTGTTTATCACCGGCTGATATTCCATCGGCTGCCAGTTTCGATCTTTGTTGATGAACTGACCACGAACCGAGTTATAACGCTGATTGTACGGATAGGCGGTTGTTACGCTTAAACCGCCCTCGATTAAATCATTATCGCCAAGCGTGAAAGCAGAAGATGACCACGCCCCTGCATACATACGCCACTTGCCACCGGAGTAATAGCAAACACCCGCCATGGCTTGTGCAAGCACTTGTATGTTTTCCTCAAAGCGATCGGTCGCGATAAGGATGACATTACAGGTGTATCTTTTTTGAGTTAAAGAGCCAGGAATGTTTACAAGTTCGTCGCAGATATCAGCAGCATCCATGACGAGGTCATAGTCGATTTTATCGTCGCTCTCGCCAAGCCCAAGTTTATTGTCGAGCAGATAGTCAGCAAGGCAGAGAGCGGGATTCGTTGAGTAAGCCCAAGTCGTTGGGTCATCCACACGCTGCGATCCACTGCCGCCAGTTCTCGTAGAATCGAGGCGAGGGTCATAAACCTTTTTGCCTTGCACCAAGCAAGTTACTTCTGGCTTTCCTGTCTTGTATACCGTTTCGTCAAACTGATAGGTCAACGCGATATAGGCAACGCCGCGACCACGATGGTTAGTTGTCCACTGCGTCGGGAAAGTCTGTGAAAGTTTCCAGTCTACGGTCTGTGTGATTGTTCCTGTATAACGCCGAACCCATGCTTTTCCGTTATAAGTTCCGGTTGTGACCTTGCCGTCATTAACACTTCCCGTAATAGCGCTGATCGTTCCGATTGTAGATCGATTAAAATAAATCGTGCCTAATTGATTGCACTCATGTCCTGCAACTGCAAGAACTTGATGCAGGAATTCGTTATTAGTGCCGGAAGTCATCGGCGGTATTACGTTCATGCCGGCAACAAGATTCTCACCGTACACGATACGACGAGGCTCAACAGTGCCGCTAAACTCTACGTCGTTGCGTGGCTTACTTACTTTAGGAATCCCAATGAGCGAAAGCGTGATCTTATTAAGAGCATAAAGACTACCGCCGATAGCAGCAGCAGCAAAAAAAGTTCCGGCAACATAGCCAGCAGCAACAGAACCTGTCGCATATGCAGCAGCATACGCAACCGTACCGGCTACTTTTAAGATTGCTGAAAATACTGCTTGAGGCATTTATATAGTCCAGTAGCAAATGGTTTCAGATCGAGGAAAGTAAACGACCCCAGAATCGTTAACCGAGGCAATCGTGTTGCCGACACATATCCCAAGAGTTTCGCCTAGTGCGCCTTCAAAAAGCACGACATCGCCGCGCTGCGCACGACCAACCTTTGATTGCCCGAGGTATGTCGAGATTACTTTTTGCATCCCGCCTTCCTCGACTATGTATCGAATAGCAGAATCTTCGTCGTTATATTTCTCGGAGAGTTGCTCGGCAAAATTAGAATCGCACATCGCGTCGACGACCTTTGCAGAGAAAGAGCAGCAGTCGTTACTGCCCCATGCAAAAGGCTGATCCTTATGCGCCTCTATGGTTGACCACATTTGATGCAGCCAATCCTCTCGACGGGTCATCGCTCTACCTGCGGGATAACTGGGCCAGTGAATGGAACATTCGAGCCGTAGCCGGTATCTCTCGACCCCCACTTGCCGACGAAACCTTGTATGGCATGGGTCAAGTCGAAGAATCGATCACCGGCATAGATAACTTGCTGATCCTGATTCGTATAACGAGCAACTCGAGGTTCACGACGTAGACGGTGCTCGCAAGTCAATTCGATGACCGCTTGCCCTTTATCAAGGTTTATGGTCATCTGATTCATGCGACCTTCCCAGATCGTTTCTGGAGTGTCGATCAGTGCGCCGGTTGATTGACTCACAAATCCTAGATAGATGACAACCGTTCTGTTCTGGTAAACCTCACTCATCGTTGGGGTGATGAACGTCGTATCTACTCCAGAGAGCGTAAGTTTTACGCCGCGAGCAACGATATCGACGTTCTCATCGATAACGTCTACTCCACCGAACTGTCCCACTCCAAGGTAATTATTACCACCAAAAGCCAGAGTACCAGCACCGTCATGGATACGAACCACACCAGACGAAAAATCGAGGTCAGCAAGAACGACAGCAATGATTGAAGATTTATCGGCTTCTGTTGCATTGGTATTTGATACAAACCGTGTCATGTGATGTCTTCGATTAGATTGATTTCAATGTCAGAGATGATGCCCGGTCGCGTATCCCAACTCGTAGAGTCGGAGCCAAGCATAAACTTGCCCATCGGAGAGCGGAAAATAATAGGCGCGTTATTAGCCGGAGCAGTTCGCAACGACG